GGCTGTTGCATTACAGGTTGAGGCATAGATACTGGAGGCACAAATGGAACGGATGTTTCATTAGGCATACGAGGTATTATCTGTGCTTCAGGCATAGGCATAGGCATAGGCATAGGTTGTTTCATTACTGGTGGCATTAAAGGTGCTACAGATTCTTGCATTGCTGGAGGTGCTATAGGCATAGGTTGAGCCATAATTGGAGAAGGCTGTGGCATAAATCCGCCACTTATTTCAGGTTGTACTGCAGGCATTATACTTGGAGGTGTAGGCAAGAAGTCATTACCACCTAATATTGGTGCTGGTGGTGTAACACCTGCTGAACCAATAAACTGTCCATCTGCTGTAGTAATTTCTGAAGGTATTATTCCTGCACCAAAGCCGTAGTCTGGTAGTTCTACTGGTTTAGGTTGTTTAGGTATACCACCAAATAAACCACCTAGTCCTCCACCACTTTCATCAAAAGTTGCAGAACCACCTGGGAACATCATTTCATCTGGTCTTTGTATAGAAAAATCACTTCCATTAGGAATTGTATAATCTACTGGAACATCAACAGGTGGTCTAATCATAAAGTCTTGACCTACTCCTGTGTCTATTTCTTCTTGTACACCTGGATTAAACTGTGAAAAATCTATTCCACTAAAATCCATACCACCTATTCCTGGAAGGTTAATTGGAAAATCTCCAATAGCTTCTATAGGAGGAAATTTAAATCCAGGAGGAAATTTAATTGGTGGAAAATCAATAGGTGGATAATCAATAGGTGGTCCATCTGGTGGTGGTGTAATTGGTGGTCCATCTATTGGTGGTGTGACTGGTGGTGGTGGTGCAGCATTAGTAAATTGCAATCCTTCTGGTGCTTGCCCTGAATAAGCTGCGTATGGGTCAATAGAAGTTGTTGGTGCAATAGACGCTTGCATACCTCCAAAGCCTCCTTTAGAGCCTTCATAAGTATCAATACCTCCTACAGGTCTACTTCCTAAATTACTAGCAGGAGCACTTACAGTAGCTGGATTAAAATACATTGTTTCTGGTGCAAAACCAGCCATAAAGTCTGGATTTACTTGATAAGCTGCTCTATCAGGTGCATATATTTGTGGTAGGTCTCCACCTGTATAATTACCACCATCGATATTACCGCCTCTATTAAAATTTGTTACTCCGCCATTTGCAGAATAAAGAATTGGCTCTGGTGTATTTCTATACATTTCTTCTCTGTCTTCGTTGTATCTTCTTAATCTATCTGCTTCTTGTTGAGCAAATAGTTCTTGTGATTCCATAATAGAAGTACCACCCATGCCTATTCCTGCTGGGATATAAGCACCAGGTTGACTTAATCCTTCTACTAAATTACCTACTCCTGAACCAAATTGATTGCCTACTGCATCAGCACCAGCATTAGTAAAAGTATTAGCTCCTACTGCTTGTCCAAATCCTTGTTCTGCTAATGGATTAACTACTGAAGCACCTACTGTTGGACTTCCAAATGCAGCTTGTAGATTTTGTACACCTGTAGAAGATGCTGCAGTTTTTGCTGCTTCTGCACCTGCTTGTTGAGTTGCTTGATTAATTGCATTGATACCAGCTTCAGTTCCCATTTCTCCTGCTGTTGTTACTGCAGATGTTGCTACATCAGTACCAGCTTGTGCACCTGCTGCACCTGCTGCACCTTGTAATGCAGAACCTACTCCATAACCAGTTAAACCAGCTAACAAACCTTTTTTAAGGTCTCCTGTTACTGCATATTGTGCAACTCCTGAACCTATAGCTCCTGCTGCTAAAGAAGATAAACCGCCTACTCCTGTTAATAAACTACCACCTAATAAAGAACCTGCAAGAGGTGCTAAGAAAGGTAAGAAAGCTTCAGGCTGTCCTGTTTCTGGATTTACAGTTATAGGCATTGCTTGTGCTAAACCTTTAACTTCTGCAGGATTAACATGCAATAGCATAGAATCGCCATAACGACCTTGTGCTGCTACATTTTTAGTTTGTTGTTGAATATTCATAATTATCTATCCTCTGTTGTTTCGCATCCAAACATATTAAAACTCATATCTACTGCACTTGTATAAACTTTTACAACATCTGTTTGGTTTAATGTTATACCTAAAACGATTGCTAAGGAATCATTAGCTGCAACTGATTTGCCATAATATAAATATTGTTTATCGTCAGCACCAGCACCAGCTACATGAATACTTAGTCTAAAAGTGATAGCAGAACCTGTGCGATTTGCTGCCACAATAGAACTAACAGTTGTTTGTGTCATATCGGGTACTGTATAAAGAACAGTAACTGTTGTTGCTGCTGGGTCTACTTGACCTAATACTTTAAGATTATCAGCCATGTTTCATTCCCATTAATAAAAATTGATGTCTTTTAGATGCCTTGCTTGTTACTGTTGATTGCATCCTTTGTACTGTAATAATTTTAACATTTAAATCTTCAATAGCTGTTTCAATAGTTCTTCTAGTTAAAGCTTCATTATTAGAATCATATTCTAAATTTGGTAATGGTAATGCTATCGTTTTAATATCAGCCATTATCTTTTACCATCTGGTCTAATATCTAATCTTAAATCTCCAACTCTCCATCCATAATCACTAGCATCACTTGATATTCTTAATGCAGCTTGTCTGCTTCTAGCTCTAGTATTTTCAAAAGTAGATTGCGGAGTTACATTAATTGTTTGTAAAGTTGATAAATCTTGTAATGGATAATCTCTACCTTTAATAGTAAAAGTAACTGTATCTGAATTAGATTGTTGGTCTCTAAATTCTACATCTGGTATAAGTTTAGATATAAATGTAAATCTATCTCCGTCTGGAGCTAAATCAAAATCACTTGATTCTATAAAGGCAGAAAAAGAATTGTCTCCATCGCCATGACCAATTTCGTGACTGTAAATATAATTAATATTTGTATCATCATTCTTACTAGCTGCTAAAGGATTTTCAAATATAGATGCTTCATCCCAAGCTGTTCTTACAAAGTTATCTGCAGTTGTTCCTATAGACCATGTGCCTTCTAAATAATTATATAAAACATATTTGTCTATTTCTGTATTAGTGCCAGAAGGATAGAAAAACATTACTTCATTTACGCCTTCATTGGCTGCTGCAAATACTTTATATGCTTGGTCTTGGTTTAAATCAGACAATACATAATCTAATACTGTGCAAGGTAATCTTTGTGTAGAACCTGAATAGACATGAAATCCACTTCTATCCATAAAATAAACTCTGTTGTTAGCACTAACTGCTGCATTAGGAGATATTAAAGATGGACCTTCTGCTACTTCTGTAAATGAAAATATAAATGGCTCTCCAACAAAACGCATAGAAACTATACCTGTATCTGTCCATATAAGTATTTCTTGTCTTGTTCTTAAAGCACCAACAATAACAGAGCCTTGTGATAACTGAACACCACCAGCTTGGTTTGTTGCTGTAGGAGTCCAGTCAACAGCACTCTCTCTATCTGAAAATCTTACTAATAAAGGGTCAAGTACCGAAGAACCTATTGGATTACAGCCAAAAGCTATAACATGCTTGTCTACATCAGACATCATTATTTGCAATACTTTTGTAGGCACATCGCTAGCACCTGATTCTGCAGATAATAAAGTTGCTCTAGTTGTTGCTCCTTCAGATTTATCCCAAAAATATATTTGGTCTGCTCTAGGAGCTGCTATTAAATCATCTCCAAAATTATCTATAGACCACAATCTTAATTGGTTTGTAGATGTAAGGTCTCCTGCTGAACCAAATGTTCCTGCACCCCATGTATTTACACCCCAACCAGTACCTCTAACATAAACATCTAGACCTGTATTAATTTGGTAAACGCCATCAATACCAGAACCACCATTTCCTGTATCACTACTGTTAGCTGCAACAGCATCTTCATTAGAATCTTTTGCAATAAAAGTATATGTATCAGCACTTGTAACTGCTTCTATTTGATATTCTTGATTAAGTACATCAGCAGTAATTACACCGCCTAAACTAACTGCACCAGCAATAGTAACAAAATCACCATTAACAGCTCCGTGGTCATCATCTGTAGCTGTAATTGTGCTAGAGCCATTAGTAGCTGCAAAAACTATTCCATTAGTAGTTGTGGCTCTTATAGGAGTAATGTCATAAAAAACATTGCCGCTTAAATTATAAAGTTTTTGATTAGTACCTATACCTATAAAAGAGTCACCACCAGCAGCTCTATATGGGTACATCTTTCTAGCTGTTCCTATAAATCCATTCTCGCTGTATTTTGTCCAACCGCCTATTCTTTCAGGTTTACCTTTACGAAATCTAACTTTATCCGCATCAAACCAACCACCTTCGTTACTATAATTAGTACCTTCTTTGTTTATTCCTGGTTTAAATACATATTTAGATAGAGGCATGGGTTACACCTCGTACCATTCTTTACCTTCAAATAATAAAGCTTCGGCTTCTCTGCGTCTAATTAAACCTTGCAATACTTTTCCTCCAGCTTTATTCCAGCGTTTTATTTGAGCTGGTACTTCAGTTAATTTATTATCATTTATTACTTTTAACATAGTTGAAGCTTTAAGATTAGCTGGACCAAGATTAAAAACCCATGATACTAAAGCATCAAATTGATTTTGTTCTAAATCAACTGTTACTGCATTATTTATATAACCTTCGTATTCTTCCATTTCATGTAGTAATAATGCATCTGCTTCTTCTTGAGTAATAGTATCATCTTCTTTTACTCCTTTAGTGCTTCCATATCCTATAGTTAAAACACCTGCTGCACATTTATAAGCCTTTAACTCACAACCTTCAAATTTTTTAATAAGGGATAAACCTTCTTGTGATATGTTCATTTTTTTATTCCTCTTTATTTGTAGTAACTGTTTTATAATAAACAACAACTTCTTTAAGTTCATTTATATATCTCTTTAACTCTTGCATATTGTAAGCCATGATTTCATAGTCAGGTATAGTCATTGCAAGAAAAACTAACTCTCCTTCTTGTTTTTCAATCATTGCAAGTTTATCTTCCCAGTTATCAGGTGTAATAACTATCCACATAGGTTTTTGCAAATCAATCTCTCTAGGCATGACAGGTTGTACTATCTTCCTTTCAATAGGTTTTGCTGTAACTTCTATTTGTTTAGTCGGAATTAGGCTGCAACTGCAAACCATCATCAAGAGAGTCAACTGTACCGCTAAGTTTCTCGATTTCTTCCATAATATGTTTTGTACCATTATTTATTTTCCTTTCCATTTCTATAGGGTCAGCTAGTATTTTAGATGCNAGTTCATAGTTTTGTATAAATTGTGTGTATCTATTTAACTCTCTTTGAGCTTCTTGTGATTTAAGAGTTAATTCATTTATTTGTGTTGTTTGCAAAACAAAGTCAGCTTGTATTGAAGCAATAGCTTCTTCTTGTGTTGCTATAGCATTTTCTAATACAAGATTATTAGCTTTTAATGTAGTATTTTCTTGATACAAAAAATAACTACCAAATCCTAAAACTATAATAATACCTATTAAAACTTGTTGCATTATTCATCTTCCTCAATAATATAGTTAAGCCCTGACGCACTTCGGTACTCAATTAATTTACTATCAAGTGTTCTAAACTTAAGGTGTTTTTCTTTTTGAGTAATTATTTTTTTAGAAATATAAGTTTTGTCATCAGCATCTCCATATTCTTTATTAAAAGACACTATTATTTTATATCGTTTTTGAAATAAATTTACTAACCATTTCCAAATTAATTTAATTTTATTCATAAGTATATATTTCTAATGCTTTAGTTTTACCTTTTACTTTAATAGATTCAAGTTTTTTAAGATGATATCCGCATAAACTTTCAGTAGATTCTCCAATTAATAAATCTACATTTCTTTCT